TGTATTCGCTCATCTCGCCCGCTTGCGCTCGGCTGGATTCGATGGTGCCGGAACCGAAATTCACATTCCAGCCCGAAGAATCAAACGCCGCTTCGCCGCGCAGTGTCGATGTAGAGGGCCCACCGGCCCCGCCAACTGCCGAACCGATGCCTTGTCCCAGCCCTTTGCCTAGGCCAGGGGCTGCGGCCAATAGGGCTTGCTCCCACATGGTTCAGTCCTTCAGCATCATGAACACCAGGACAGCCCCGCCGATCAGCAAAAGCGTGCTGGTCGGAAAGCCTGCCACGGTGCCAGTCGTGCGGATGACGCCCGGTTGTCCCTCTTGGTAGTAGCCCATCTGGCCCAGGGCCTGCAAGCGCAGGCGCTGGAGTTCATAGTCGTTGGAGTACTGCGCATCGGCTGCTTTGCCGATGACGTTACCCGCCACGCCTTGAATCCAGCTTTCCCAGGTCGAGCCTCCGAAAGTGGTCTCGTCCATCTTGGCCCCCTTTTACAGGTTGCCCAGCGGGTCGAGGTATTCCACGATCACGGTGCCGGTGTCGGCTGCGCTGAAGTCCAGCAGCCATTCCAGCGAACGGGCATCGCGTGTGTCCAGGGCCTTTTTGATGTTGCCATCGAGCACGAAGTCCACCGTATAGACGTTGGCTTGGGGCACGCGGCCTGCCTTGGTCTGGTCGAATTCGTTTTCGGCTTGCACGGATTCATGCACGACCAAACCGTCTTGCTTGACTGCAATGCCGGTCATGTTGCCGCTGTGGAAAACGTGCAAACGCTTGATGATTGCGCCGGACTGCGGGCCAAACGGCACGGTCACAGGCAAACGGCCACCAGTGGCGATGTTGAACGGGTAGCGCAGGATTTTGGAAATCAGGGGCGCGAACGGTGCCGCGTTGCCTTGGTTGTCCTTTTGCTGCGCGCTTTCCACCAGAATCGGCGTGAGCACGGGGGCGGTGGCGCCTGCAATGGTCACTTCGGTGGTGATGTTCTGGATGCCCAGGCTGGTGTCGAAGGCACCGACCATGCGATCCAACTCCTGAATCATGGAGTAGTCAGCAAACTGGATATCCAGGAAGCTGGCCGAAGTGGATTCGCCGCGGTAGGCGTTGATCTTGTCCAGTTCGGTGCCCGAACCTTCGATGATCACTTTGCCGTTGGCCTTGACTTTCACCTGGGAAAGCATGGCCTTCGTCAGGGCGGTGCCGCCCAGCTTGACGCGGAAGTTTTCCAGGGTGCGGCCAGGGGTCACATTGTTAGTGGCGGTGCCAGCGGCTACAACGTTCGAGAACGGCAGGCCGTAGCGGGTGAGTTTACCGACGCTCATGTCAGTTTCCTTTCAGGGTCGGTTGATTACAGCACGTCTTTGACGTACGGCACGCGCTTGGCGACGATGCCAGCGGCCACAGCCAGGGCACCGGCTTTCACCATGCCGTTGCCGTATTTGTACGCGGCAAACAGGATGGCACCAGCGATGCCAAGTTTCATCAGGTCGGATTGGGTCATTTTGTCCTCGGTTGAACAGTTGCACATGAGAAAAGCGCCGCGCCGAATCGCTGGCGCTTGCGTGTCTCCATTGTCAGGGCAAAAAAAAACCGGGCACAAGGCCCGGTAAGGGATACAGGCGTATCCTGGCATGAAACGCTCAAAATCTCAGCTTGCCGCGCTCGGTTTTCCCGGTAAGGGCATCGAGCTTGAAGAATTCCAGGGGCACAAGGCCGCGCAGTTGGTCGGTGTCGATGCCGGTTTTTCGCGAAAGGTATGCCACATCATCGCCCGACGATTGACGGAAAACCACGAAGTCGGATGCATTGCCCACCGCCGTTTTGTCGGCTTCGCTCCATCGCTGCGAGATGGCCCAAATGGTGATGCCGCGTTTCAGCCCCCGGCGCAGCAGGATGCCCCAATTCCCCGGCGCTTTGCTTGGTGTTGTCACGTCCGCCAATTCCTCCGCGATCACGTCCAGCGGCTCCACGTAGCGCCCCGCATACATGGCACATCCTGCGAAGAAATCGAATTCGGCTTGCAGTTTGCCACCGGCCACGTAGGCCACGCGCTGCGGCCCGCTTGCCGCCGCCGCTTTCAGCAGGTCGGCCCGGCGCGTCACCTTGCGGAAACCCGGCAGCGCCGCCCATTGATCCTCTGGATCCCAGGCGAACACTCGTTTTATCTTCGCGGTTTGCTTTCGCGTCCATGCGGTCTTGCCGCTGCGCGATGCCCCGGCGATCACGTATAGGCGGCCATCATTCGTTTTCATGTGCTGCGGGCGCGACTGCGCCAAATGTCACGGTCTTGCCGCTTACAGCGGGCAGCGGTGGCGCTGCGCTCAGGTCGGGGCCCTCCAGTCGCTCGGGTGGCTTTTCGCGTGCCTTGGTTTCGGCCATGTCGGCTTTGATGCCCTGGTAGGTGGTGAATGCCAGCGGCCCGACGATTGCAAGGCAGGCGATTTCCTCGCCGTATTCCCCGAACATGCCGCCTTGCATCCATCCGTGCTTGTTGCACAGTGCAGCGATTGACTGCGCCGCCGCTTCGGTCACTTCCGGGGTGTAGGTGCGTTTCAGGCTGGGAAACATTGGCGAGAGGGTCGCCACGGCCACTTTGATCAGGCCCGCGATTTCCTGGCCCAGGTCTGGCCGTGCTGATTCCTGCTCGGGTGCCTGTGCGCCTGGTGCCCCGGCATCGGCCTCATTCGCAGCGGCTTGCAGCGCCGCGAAGTCCGCCGCCTGCTCGGTGTTCATGCTGGGTTGGTTGGTTTCGCTCATGATCTGCCCCCAAGGATGGCCAGCGCGTCATCGAACGCGCTGCGCTGTTTTGCCGGTGCCGGTGCCGGTGCCGGTACAGGCTTTGCCTGCGGTGCCGGTGCCGGTTTTTTCTCTGTATCGGTAACAGGTGCAGCCGGTGGCATGGCCCACGGGTAACGCGCCGCAAATGCGGCCACGCGCCGCTTGTCGCCGCCGATGCGCATTTGCTGGTTGCAGTTGGCCTCACAGTAGCCGAACGGCTCGCCGTTTTTGTCGTGCGTGATGCGCATGCCTTTGGCGGTGCCGCATGTCGGGCAGTCGATGTGCCCCAGGATGGTTTTTGTCATTGCTTCACCCCGCATGCGGCCGGTGTCGGGCACGCCAGTTGACCCGCCGCGCATTGGTCGCCGTGACAGCGCACGCCCTCAGTGCAAACGGTGTCCAGTTCCTGGCCCATCGCCTCCATCGCGTCCATGATCGGCACCACGTAGGGGCCAGCCATTACCCGGATCGTGGCCGGGGCCTTGTCCCATGCCTCCCGAACCCGCTGCAGCTTTGCCCGCCGCACTTGCTTTGCATCCATCATCCAGTCCTTCCGAACAGTTATTGACACGAGTCCAAGGGCCCAGGGCTTCGCCCTGCGCCTGAAAACCCACAACAGCCCGCGCCTCTTGGTGCGTGCTGCGCTGGATTCTCCAACGGTAGCGGCATGACTGGTGCATGTGGCCCCGCTTTACTTCCAGAATCCCTACGGGTGCAGCCGCTGCGATTTCCCCGTAACGGGTACGGGGTGCCTCATACGGTATCTGTTCCCGGAAATTCCACCGTTCACCCTCCCGAGTGTATGCGACACGCAATGGCAGGCATTTGCGCTCCACGGTTGGCCCGCCCATGGCCTCCACGTAGCTGCGCCAGTTGCCCGCGTCAGCCGCCGCCCGCGCCCGCTGCATGGCCTCGCCGTGGTCATCGCTTTGGGCAGTCCTGCGCAGTTCCCGCCATACGCCCACGGGTGGCCCGCCGATTTGCTGGAATTGCCGGATTCCCCACGTGCTGGCCCATGCCTCAATGCGGTGGCTGGGTGTGATGGCGTCATAGTCGCCGCCCTCCACGTCCCCTTGCACCTCATACCCGCCGCCGTCAATGTTCTTGCTCACGTATTTGGCGATGTAGCCCGCCGCCGTGCCTTTGGCCGGGTCGATGCTCACGAAGTCCACCCGGTTTTTGTGGGCCCCGGCTTCGTTTCCATCCTCGCGCAGTGCGTATGCTTTCACGATGGCCCGCATTGCTTCCACGTGGTCGGCCTGCATGAAAAGCAGCAAATGCCAATGCGGGCATCCATCGTGATGCGCTTCGGTGATACGAAACCCGTAAACGCGCACGCCTTGCCGGTGCAGCTTGGCCCGGATGTTGGCCCACAGGCTTGTCAGGTAGTGTTGGGCTTCTCTTGGGGTAAACCCTGCGTATTTAGGGTTATCCACTACCCTCGCCCCCTCTGTGCGCTTGGGGTGGTATTTGCTCGGGCAGGTGATGGTCACGAAGTCGGCCACGTGGCCCATGCCCTGCGCGATGTGCTCAAAGCCTTTGATGCGCGTCATCAGTTCCCCGCGCCGGATGCGCGGATTGCCCACGCTTCGCGCTGCGAGCTCTGCCAGCTTGTAGATTTCCCCGGTGTCCAGGTTGATAGCGTCCGTCCCGTCCAGGGTGTCGGCATTGCGCTTGCGTTGCTGCGCTCTGCGCTCCACGGTCGCGCTGGATGCGTAGATTTCCGCTTGTCGGTGAACGTAGCCCAGACGGATGGCCTCGGCCTCCAGTGCGCGGGCCTGCGTTTTGCGCAATGCACGCCGCCACCAAAGGTGGTCGGTCATGCGTGCGATGGCTGGCCCGTCCTCGATTTGCTCGCCCGGTGGCTTGATGCCGTAACGGGCCACGAAACCGGCCAGCCTCGCCCGTAGTGCGGCCTTGTCGTGGTACACGATGCCCGGGACGATTTCAGCCAGTTGCATGGCTTTCTGCGCCTTGGCTTTGGCCATGTCGCACACTTCGGCATCGGTCAGCGTAATGGGCACACGTAGCGCGGCCATGCGCTCGGTGGTTTCCAGTAGCCAAAGATTGGCCAGCCGCGCCGCTTCGCTTTGCTGGTTCCATGGCAGGGCCTCGGTGGCTTTGAGCTTGCCTGCGTGCATCCTTCGAACGCGCTCGCGCCAGTGCCCGGGCACGTAGGCCAGCCGGTTGGCTTGCCACTGGTCAGGGTTTGCCAGCCGCATCCAGCGCCCCGGCTTTCTCGTTTAGGTATTTGCGCAGGTCTTTCACCCTGCGGGCGATGACTTCCCGGTACTCAGCAGACAGCACGTCCCACGGATGCTTGGCCAGCAGCGGTGACACGCCCGCCACGTGGCAAAACAGGTTGCGGTCTCTCACGGTTGCTTCCATCCAGACAATTCGAAACGGGTCTGGCTTGGTGCCCATCAGGGCATAGCACTTGTCGAGTTCCTCGCGGCCTTTGGGGGTCATACGGCCTCGCGCTGGTTGGCCGTTTCGTTGGCTTCGCAGGCTTGCTCAAGCGCGAAGATCAGCGCCCCGGCTTGGTCTGGCGTCAGTTGCAGCGTGAAAAAAGCAGCTTGTACAAAAAGTGCGTTTGGGTTGGTGTATTCAACGATCACGCCGCCCGTTTTGCATGGCTGCACGGTCATGCGCTTTGTGTTGGTCAGTTTGATGGTGGTTTTCATGCCGTTTCCTTTTTGTTTTCAGGGAATTGAAATGTACCGCCACGGCCATGACATCATCATTGATTGTTGCAATTGTGTGGCGTTGCCTTGATAGGTTTTGGCTATCGGTGCAGGATGCACATGCGGGCACGCGCAGACGCGCTCGCCGTGCGCAATGCACGGTTACAGCAGTGTCAAACAGGGAAATGCAACAGCCCGGAACGTCCAGCCGGACGCGGGTTTACTTCAGAGGGTTACACATGCCGCCCGCCCACAAAGTAGGCAATGCGAACACAGATTATGCGACATCCGCCGCCCTCGAAACGGGCAGCGCGAATAGCCATTATGCGCATTTGCCCACCCCCGAAACCGACTACACGTCCAGCCCGTCAAATGCTACATTGCGCGCCGCTGCAGTGTCAAAAAAACCAACAAGAAAAACAGCAATGCCCGATAAGTCTTTGTTTGAATTGCGCTCCCTGGTTGAGCGCATCGGCCCAACTTGGGCTGCTTCGGTGTGTGGTGTGCATCGCACCACGTTGAGCCGGTGGCTGTCCGGTGCCGTGCCGCTGCCGCGTGCCGCGCTCAATGCGCTGCGCGCCGCCGATGGCCGCGCCCCCGGCATGGCCGGGCAATGGGATGGCTGGCGCTTTGTCGATGGGGTGTTGTGGTCGCCAGAGGGCTACCAGTACCGCCCGGGCGATTTGTTGGCGCAGCAGTACGATCGGCCCTTGATCCTGGCGCTGCAGGCCCAGGTGCGCGAGCTTGAAGCGCGCATTGTCAGGATGACGAAAGCCGCCGCCCAGGTTGATCCTGCGGCCAATGAGTCGCATACCTGGCCAGGTGATCCGGCCAGCCGTGCGTTTACTTCCGGCGCTTGAATCGGCCTTTGCTGTCGCGTGCGGGTGTCTTGCGCTTTTTCATGGGTTGCCCCTCATCATCAGTTGATCAATGCGCTGGTGCGCTTCGTTGGCCGCTTTGGCCGCGTTGTCGGCCTTCACATGCAGCGCGGCAATGTCGGCACGGATGGCGGCATAGATTCCCGCCGCCGTAGCCGCCATGCCCACGATCTGGAATAGCCATTCTGGAATCACTCGCGCGCCTCCGGCAGCACGATGGCCGCGAGCGCCGCCACGCCGCCCAGCACTTGGCCCAGCGCATCAATGGTGCCCACGGGCAAGCCGAAAATAAGCCCCAGGGCTGACAGTCCGGCCCAGGTCGAAGGCTCGCGCAGGCGTTGCAGGATGTTCAATGCTTTCATGGTTTCCTCACTTCCAAAGGTATTTCAGGAAATCGCCTGCAGGGCAGGCAAACGATGCATCCCAGGTGCGGCCCTCGGCTTTGGCCTTGTCGCACTCGGTCAGGTTGGTGGCCGGGATGCCTACTTTTTCCCCGATGCGCACCACGGCCCCGGATACCACGCCATCGACTAAATCGACTGCAGCGGTGCCGATGCTGGTGCCGGTTTCTTTCGCCCCTTTGGTGATGACGTAGGCCAGCGCAGCGAGCACCGCGCCGCCCGCGATCAGGTAAGGGGTGGAAATGCTTGGCAGCTTCATGGCTTACACCATCCAACTGCCTTGGGTGGTCGGATTGCTCCAAATCAGCTGTCCGCCCTGGTAGTAGTTGCCCTTCGGGTCAATGGCGGTGCCATCGCTGAAATAGCGCCAGCCGTTGGCAAAGGCTTTGCCTGCGGTGTCGAAAATCTCCGACACTGCAGCGCCCACGCCGCGCAGCGTGCCGCCGCTGGTGGCGGTGGTGGTTTTCTTGTCGGTGTTCACGATCAGGTAAACGGCCACAGCCGCCAGCCCCAGCGCGATCATTTCGGTTTGCTTCATAGTGTTGGCCCTCTTATGCCATTTTGCTGAAATCCCCGCCCGCGCTGGCGTACAGGGTGCGTGCCTTGTCCAGTGAAATCGTGGGCTGACCGTATGGACTGCCCGGCATGGATGCCCACTCGCGTGCAACCTTTTTGATTGCCACATCGAAGCGCCCCGCCAGCACATCGTCGAGCGCGCCGCGCGCTGCGATGCGCCCCACTGCCGCGTAATCCTGGCTGGCCGGGGTGAAGTCGCTCAGGCCCATTACGCGCTTGGTCTCGTCCCATGAACTGGCGATGAACTGGTAAGCGCCCGCCGCCGTGCTGGTGTAGCCGCTTTTGCTCACGGTGATGCGCGGATGGTCGGCAAAGCTGGTGAACAGTTGGCCTCCGAAGATGCGCCGATATCCGGCCTCATCGGATGTGCCCTCGCCCGCCCGGATCACGCGCAAAAAGGCTTGCACGTTGCGATCACTCAATACGCTGCGCGGCACGCGTGCCATGGATGAGATTTTCAAGATGCCCCCGGTTAAATCGTCAATAAATCCCGCCGTGCTTTGCGCGGCATCGCTCAACACTTGGCCCGCATCGGTCAGCAGCCCGCCCGTGTCGGTGCCGGTGTCGGTGCTGGTGCCGGTGTCCAGGTCGAGCACATCCGCGCCCGTGTCCTCGCTTTGCTGCGCGTAGCGCCACGCGGCATAGGCGATCAGTCCAGCGGCTGCGATCAATGCGTATTGCTTCATGGTCGATAGCGGATGCAGTACATCATGGTGACGTTACGCGGGCGCGTCTCGCCGCCGTTGGTGCCGGTCTGCAGGTCGGTGAATTTGGACGTGCCCGCTGGCCCGGTTGCCATAGCGCCGCCCGATGTGCCGTCCTGAAACGTTTTCAGCCCGTAATTGTTGAAGCCGTGTGCATGCGTTTGCATCTGGTGGCCTTGGGCGCTGCCGATGCTGCGCCCGGCATCCACCCCGCGCCCGTTGTCCCAGCCGCGCACGAATTCGCCGCGCATGTCGGGCAGGTTGAAGGTTGTGGAACCATCGCCCGCGCCGTAGGCGGTGCCGATCTTGCCGTACAGCCACGCGTAAGCCGTGCGCGACACAGCCGCGCCGTTGCACTCCAGGTAATCAGCCGGTGGCGTGCTGGCCGGGTGCGCCAGAATCAGCGGCTTTTCGTGCTGCCGGATGATCATGCATCGGCTTTCGGTACTTCTGCGGGCTGGCCTTCGTCGTTTTGCTTGGGCAGGTCGCGGTATTCCCACTCGCTGCCGTTGAATGCGCGAAACTTGCCTTCGATGCGCTCGGGCGCTTGCACCGTGGTGGCGTGCGCCGGGATCAACCAGCGGCCTTGCTCCATTGGATCGGTTCTCGCTTCGCCCTCGCCTAGCAGTTCGCGGGTGGTTTCGTGGTAGTGCCAGATTTTCATGGTGTGTTGCTCCGATCAGGAATATTTGATGATGGGGATCAGTGCCACGTTGCGCGGTCGGGTTTCGTTGCCGCCTGTGTAATTTGAGAAATTTTGATACAACGACCCACCCGTGCCGCCAATGTCTGCGATTACAGAAACCGAATTTGTATGGGATATCGAAATCGAACTTGTTTCATGTCTATGGCTTTGAACTTCACCGCTTTGCGCCGATCCCACAGCGCGCCCGCTGTCCACCCCGCGCCCTCGATCCGCGCCCCGGATGAATTCGCCGCGCAGGTCTGGCAGGTTGAAGGTTGTAGAACCATCCCCCGCACCGAAGGTGGTGCCGATCACGGCAAACAAGGTGGCGTATGTGGTGCGCGAGATGGTCGCGCCGTTGCATTCCAGGTATCCCGTGGGGATGCTGGCACTTGGGTAGTGAATGATTTGTCCGGCCATGAATTCGTCCGTTTCGTTGTAAACGCCTTCCAGTCCCACGTTAATGATGACTGCTCGGCACATCAATAGAGCTCCTGCACTTTCACCGTGGCGGTGCCCGATTCGGCCACGGCATACCACGCGCAGCCAGGCCCCTCGGATTCAAACAGCATGTCTCCGGGGTTGATTTTCAGCATGCCGTTTGCAAGGTCAACGCCCGCGCCGCCCAGGTACACGATCACGCTTGATGAATTGAGCACGCGCAGCCCGCGCCGCGCTGCATTCGCCGCCACTAGCAGGGTTGCGGTGGTGTTCACCGTCACCGCGCCCGTGTTCACGATGCTGGTGGCCGTTTGCAGGTTGACCGTGCCGTTGTAGCGGTCATAACCGCCCGTGCCATCGGATACGGCCAGCTTCACCAGTTGCGGGGTGGCGGTGATCACTTCCACCGCATCGAAACCGTCATCCGGCATGGTGTAGAAACCTGCCTCCACGCCTTGCGCTTCGTACACCACGCGGCCTTGGTTGAAAAGGCGGATATTCAATTCGTCCACGGTGGACAGCAGGCGGAAATAGCGCCCCTGGCCGATCAGTTTCCAGTTGCTGCCGGGATAGACGATCTGCTCAAAAGTCTGCATGGTTTACTTCTTTCGGAATGCGAACAGCGCCGCCGCACCGGCCACGGCCAGCACGATGATTGTCCGGTTGTCTATGGAACCGCTCTTGTCGCTGGATGCCTGCGAGTAGGCATCGGCCACGCTGGCTTGGGTCTGGCCAATCAGGCTTTGGCTTTGGTTGAACAGGTTTTCAGCCACGCCCAGCAGCTTGTCGAAGCCATCCGCGTTGGTCGCATTCGCCAGCTTGATGGTGTTATTTGCCATTGTCATCACATCGGTGTTGCTGCCGATGGTCTGGCTCACCGCGCTGTCGATGCTGGATAACGCCCGCTTGGTCGCATCGAACGCGTCCGAGATGGCCCCACCGTCAAATGCGTTGATTGTGGTGTTGTTCGAGTTGGTGGTGTTGTTCGAGTCGCTGGTGTTCACATCGAAGCTTCGCGAGTCGTACAGGTCAAAGCTGCGCGCATCGGTGAATGAGTTGTTCTCGGTGAATCCGACACTGGAGTTATCTGCAGAGATGCCGAAACCGCCATCTCCCACGGCCAGCCGTTTGTCGGTGTTGTATGTGGTTTGCGCAGACGACGAACGCGATCCGCCGCCGCCGCACAGGTAGCCCCCGCCCAGCTTGGCGGTGGTGGTCGAGTCGCCCAGCGGCTCGCCCATTGCGTAGAGTTCACGCCGCGAGTAATTCATTTTTTCGATTCTCTTTCATGCAAACAATCTCACGCGGCACATAACCGAAACTTGCCAGCTTGCGGGCCAGTGCCGGGCTGGCGGTGTGGTAGCGAATCGAAACGCAGTCCACGAACAGCGATTCGATCACGGGCATGCAGGTTGCGGTCAGGTCGATGCCTTGCGCTTTGCCCGCCGCCGCCACGATCACTCCCTCGGGCCCGTGCGCCGTTTGATCCACGCGCAGCACGAACGCGGCCACGATGGCCGCGCCTTGCTTGACGTAGAACAGCCGCGCCCCGCCGCGCTCCACTTGCTGGCTGATATCGTCCGGGGTGGCGTGCTGCGCGGCTTGGCCGATCAGTCGATCAGCCTCCGCGCACCACGCGCCCGGCGCGATGGTCAGCGTTTGCGGGTCATGCGCCATACGATCAACAGGGCAGCGCCCACCAGGATGTAAGGCATGTACTCGC